AAACTATTAGTGCGAATATGAACCCCATGGGGGTGTAGCTTAATGGTTAGAGCGACCTGCTTATAACGGGTTAGTCTGGGTTCAACTCCCAGCATCCCTATTTGGGAAATTAGCTTAGCGGTAGAGCACACGACTGATAATCGTGAGGTCGGTGGTTCAAATCCACCATTTCCCATCGCTCCTTTAGCTATCTGGTGAAAGCAATCGACTCATAATCGATGTGAGGTGGGTTCGATCCCCTCAAGGAGCACTTGACAATCTGAGCAGCATCTGCTATGATTGTCCCATCACCAAGGGAGCATGGTGGAATCGGTAGACACACCAGACTTAAAATCTGTTGGGCAGTGCCCGTGGGAGTTCAAGTCTCCCTGCTCCTATTTCCACTAAATACATTGTAGTGGAAATTTGTAATGAAATACACACTCTCTCAAGCATATTGCTTTTATATGGGTGAAATAGTTCGTATGTATTTCATTCAAGGTGTTCCGTATACATTTGATGAACTTCCTCAAATTATACAAGATCACCCATCAGTCCAAACGGAAGCACTTCAACATCGTGATTATGATGATGAAGATCTGTATAAATGTTCTACCTATCTAATAATGGAAGAAATGCACCCTTTAATGTTTGAGATCCAGGTAGAAAATCCAGACCTGCTTCCAAAAGACGATTGATGTTGCCTAATTAGCTCAGTGGTAGAGCACTCGCCTTGTAAGCGAGCGGTCGTCAGTTCAAGTCTGACATTAGGCTTTGGATGGACTTCGGTTCTTCCATACGAGTCGGGACCATCATATCCGACTCATCTGTCGATGTGGCGGAATTGGTAGACGCGCTGGGTTTAGGTTCCAGTGTCTTTATGACGTGGAGGTTCAAGTCCTCTCATCGACATTTTGAATTTTCAAATTCAAAACTTAGATACATAAAAACAGGAAAAAAAATTCCGCCAAAAAATCACTAAAAAAGTCGAGGGTGAAAATGTCGTTGCTTTCCCAACAAGACCGTAAAATGGTTGAAGACGCTTTACAATTTTATATTCTACATTTGAAATCTTATTCAAAACACGATGAAAATAGACTTAACCAATATTACACTCTTCTTAATTGGATTAAATTAGAGCATTTTAAACATGAAAATTAATCATGTAAATTTTGAATTTCCTGCTATAGTAATTGATGATTACTATGATGAAAAAGAATTAGATTTAATATGGGACGAGTTAAATTTTTTAACAAAGAAAAATGCTATGCATTTTGGGTCTCAAGTTGGATCTGGTGCGGCGGTAGATGAATTTGGAAATTCTTTAAAAAAAAGTAATTATTCTATATTTGTGGATGAGATCTATACCGTTAGAGATGCTTCTAATATTTTAACAGTGAACAGAAAGATATTTGATTATTGGGATTCTATTGTTAAAGATAGCAATCATTGGTTTTACCAAAACTTTAAATGTGAGAGTGATTTTACATTACTCTCTTATTATGAAAATAAAGATTATTACAACTTTCACTCTGATGAATCGTGTATAACGTCTTTGACTTGGTTTTATAAAGAACCAAAAAAATTTAAAGGTGGAGATTTACATTTTTATAATAAAAACAAGATTAATGTGTTAAACAATAGAATGGTAATATTTCCTTCTATGATTTCTCATAAAGTTGATCCTGTTGTTATGAAAAAAAAGGATTTAGATCAAAAACTTGGTAGATTCTGTATTACTCAATTTTTACACCCTAGCTCTAATTAATAAAAATTAACCTCTGGTACTGTGCTGATATGAAATTTGGAGAAATTATAGGACAATATTCTAATAAAAATCAAGCTTTTATGTATCCATTTGATTATGCTATGATCCGCTTGGTGTGGGATAGCATGGGATTTGGTAATAGAATTAGATCTCAAAGTTTCTATGAAATTGATCTGGTGGAAAAAGAAAATCCAGAACCTTATCGGGAATCATTTCATACCTTTGAACAGGTGAATGATAACGAGGTTTTATTTTATACCTACGACAGTAGTTGGAACGAGTTGTGTGTACATACCATTTGTTGGGATGGTGAGTTCTGGGTGTATCAACCCTGTGATACTTGTATTGTCAAAGATATCAAGATTATTAGTGAAATCAAGTTCAACGATAAGAAATACTATGGTAGAGATGCTGGATATGATGCTGATGGTAATCTAGTATGGGGCAAAGAAACTGGTATGTTTGAATTTGATAAGTTATGAACGATGATAAAGTAGCACTTAAAGAGTTTTTACGTGGTGCTGGTTCTATTGGTATTATTGTGGGAGGAGTTATTCTAATTATTTTTCTACTCTATCAGTCACAGAATCCTCCAGTTGAATCACAATCTACCAAAGTGATTGGCACTTACAAAGAATGTGATATAATACAGTGGCATTACGGACCACTTGCTGAATACAAGTATTTTTTATATTGTCCTCCACCACGATGAACGATGATATGCCCTGGGTCAATCTGACTCAAAAAGAAGTTGAAGAACTTCGTAGTAAAAAACAAGAACTCACACAATACGGAAAGGAGAAAATCCGAGAACTTATGAACCACGAAGAAATGCTGGAAGAGGCAGCACGAAGAGAAAAAGAAAACAAAGTCCTAGACATCGCAAAGAACTTTATTGAGGAACATTCGGATGCAATGAAGGAACTTGCGAAGATTGAACATCAAGAACTCGCAACAGAACTTGCACTTGAACTTCGTTCTTGGGCTCAAAATGAAGAAATGATTGACCAATACTTTACTAAACATGGTATAATCTGTAATCAAGCCGCAGACCTTCTTGATATGTTCTCTTCACTTTTATATTTTTCCAAAACTTCTTGCAAAATGACTTACAAAGTTAGATTTATCAACATCAAATATACAGATGTCTTTGAGAAAGATCAAGTATTAACAGTCAAGGAGATGATATCCTATGCTTGGCACGAAAACTTTACCTTTGAAGAAGTAGAAGGTGAATACCACACTATCTTTTTCGAGGATGTAGAATGATGTATTGTAAGCAATCCTGACTCATTGGAGTGTAGCTCAGTGGTAGAGCGGTCGGCTGTTAACCGATTGGTCGTAGGTTCGAATCCCACCACTCCAGTTGGCGATACTGCCATCAAACCAAACCCCTTCCGTGTGACTTTAAACCCCCCTTAAGGGGGTTTTATTGTTTATAAATATTCGTAAGAAGAACAACGTAAACCTAGGTTTGAGTAATTATGGCTCTTACAAGACTTGATAATCTCTATTCAAGCAAAACAGGAAAGTATCTGTATGTATCACCAGATGATTTCAACGCTACTGATGAACTTGATAATAGGGGTAATTCGCCCTTAAGACCGTTTAAAACAATTCAAAGGGCATTTATTGAAGTAGCTAGATACTCATATTTACCAGGAAAAGACAACGATAGATTTGACCAGTTCAGCATCATGTTGATGCCTGGTGATCACTATATTGATAACAGACCTGGATTAGTTGATTATAATGAGGGCGGAAGACAACGTTATTATGATTCTCAAAATTTAATTCTTGCTAATCGCCAAGAAATTATAGATCGTGCCGCTGCTGAAGTTGCTGTACAACATCCAGATTTTTATTTTCCTGGGGACAATCAAACAGATTCCAGTTCTAGATATGCGGATGCTTATCGTTTTATCCAAAAAAATAGAACAGTTATTGTAGATACAGCATTAGCTGAAGTTGCTGTACAACATCCAGATTTTTATTTTCCTGGTGATAGTCAAACAGATACTGGATCTAGATATGCTGATTCTTATCGTTTAATTAAACTAAACAAAACACAAATTGTTAATACTGCCTGGGCAAATATGCTTGCTCAGTATCCATCTTCTGCTCCTACAGAAACAAAGTGTAAGAGAGATTTGGGCATCTTTGTTGATTCTATTTCTTTGGATGTATATACAAGAGGAAATAGATATTCTAAAGAATTTGCTCTTCAATATTTTAATAATGGAGTTCCAATTTCTAATGGTTTAGTTGGTGAAGAAGTACAGTCTGTCTATGCTTTTAACGAAGCAGCAGCATTAATGAAAACTGCTATTGTCAATGGATTAGCAGTAAACGATTTGACAATAACAGCTGATCCACTTACTGGTTTAAATACAAGCCCTAACTCATGTGCTGATGTTAGAGCTGCTATTGATACATTAAATACCATTGTAACTACAGCTATTTCTACTGGTTCTATCGCTGGATTACCAAATCCAGTTAATGATGGAGTATTTTCTTTGGTAGGTGAACCCAAATGTCGTAGAGACATTGGAATTTTTGTTGATGCTATTTCACTAGATATTTTTCAGGGTGGTGGAAATAGATATACTCGTAAATTTATCAAAAATTATTTTAATGCTGCTGGAACATCTTGGGTAAATAACGGCTTGCAAGATGAGCAAGAACAATCAAATACCGCTTTTGCTAAGGCAAGAGATATGATGATTCAGGCAATCAATAATCAATTATATTATAAAGATCTCACTATTACAGCAGATCCTGCAACTGGATCAAATACAAGTGTTAGTTCTTGTGCTGATGTCGCTGCTGCCATAACATCTTTAACGGCTATTGTTACAACAACAGTTACCGCTGGTAATTTAACTAATTTGGTAGCAGAAACAGTTCCAAATATTACTCCAGGAGAAACAAAGTGTAAGCGTGACATTGGATATATTGTTGATGCAGTTTCTTCCGATTTGGCTAATGGCGGAAATGCTAATATTATTGCTGCTACAAAATCATATTTTTCTAAATCTGGTGTTCCAATTGCAAACGGATTAGTAGACGAAGAAGATCAATCTATCACAGCATTTAACATGGCTCGTGATATGATGAAAAAAGCGGTAACAAATCAACTATCTACCAAAGATCTTACAATTTCTCCTGGACCAGCTGATTATGATTTGGGTGGGGTGGTTATCCCAAATCTACCTTCAGGAAATGCCGCTACTTGTATTGATGTACAAACAAACATTGATACACTAATTGCCATTATTACAACAACAATTGATGCTGGTAATTTAAACAATCTTGCTGATATTCAAGTTACTGGAACAATTCCTGTATTTAACTACAGCAAAGCTTTAGAAGAATGGCAAGATAATACTGTTTTAGATCTCAGCAATCCAGATAACGTACTTTACAAATTTAATGCTTCTACTGGTGGTGCTATCGTACCTAGAGGTTGTTCTCTTATTGGTTATGATCTTCGTAGAACTATTGTACGTCCTCTTTATGTTCCAGACCCTACAGATGGAACACAAGGAAGAACTTCCATTTTCAATCTAACTGGTGGATGCTATATTTGGCAATTTACTATTAAAGATGGAGATCTTTCAAGCAATTCTCCATTATTTGACGAAACTGATAATGTAGGTAAAGTTTACTTCCAGAAGGGTAATGTTTCTCAACTTGCTGTTCCTGAGTACTCACACCACAAAATCTGCATTATGGAGTATGCAGAAAACCAGGAATTAGACCTTTACTATCAAAAAGTTGCTAGAGCTTTTGCTTTATTCCAACCAACAATTGATGATGGTGATTTTGAACCATTACCACAAGAAAATAGAATTGTTGGACCTCTTTCTGATACAAGAAGTATTGTTAATATCAAACTAGTTGCTAATACAAATACAGAAAAGACAACTGTACGTGTAACTACTAAAATTGCTCATGGATACTTTAAAGATCAATATATTGCCATTATTGATAATGGATTGAATGATCTTTTAAATGGAACATTTAAAGTAACTGCTACTAACGTTGGAAATAATCCAAAAGTATTTGAATATGAAGTAAATTCAACGATAGCAATTCTTGGGTTAGATATTACACAAGATGGATATAGCACAGGAAGCACTCCAGCATTAAGTACAAACGCTCGTGGACAAGCAGAAATTGATTCTGTAGAATCTGCTTCTCCATATGTGTTTAACTGCTCAATTAGATCCACATGGGGTATTTGTGGTATGTGGGCGGATGGTGCCAAAGCAACTGGTTTCCGCTCAATGGTTGTCGCTCAGTACACTGGGGTTTCTCTACAGAAAGATGACAGAGCGTTTATTCGTTATGATGAATTTACAAACACTTGGAATCAGGCATCATTAACTGATGCTTTTGCTACTGTTCCTTATCACGCAAAAGGTGACGCTTATTGGAAAGATGATTGGAGAAACTTCCACATCCGTGCTTCTAATGATGCCTTCATCCAGTGTGTATCGGTATTCGCTGTAGGATTCCATGATCACTTCTTAATGGAATCTGGTGGTGATATGTCTATCACCAACTCCAACTCAAACTTCGGTAATACGTCACTACATGCTGCTGGATTTAAAGGATTTGCTTTTAATCAAGATAAAGGCGGATACATTACAGATATTATTCCAGTAAAAGAAATTGATTCTAGTTCTTTCAATGAAAATACTTTAAAATATTATTCAATTGCTCTACAACCAACAAAATTAGAATCTAACAATACAAAGCTATATTATGGTGCTGATAATGCTTATGATCCATTCACTAAACCAACCACAACTATTGAAACATATAGATTAGGTGCTAAAAATGATGAGAAGATTTTTCTAAAGTTAAAATCAACTAGTGGGTCTACAGACGAATATAATTGTACTTTATCACCATCAGGATTTAAGAGATATACCGTATCATTAGATACTTTAAATCCAGATGGAGTTTCTATTGATAGTGTAGCACAAGATGCTGCTAATAGAATTGAAGATAATAAAACGTTCATTCAACAGGAAGCATACGGATATATCATACAAAAATATCCAAATCTTCTTACAAATACTAATATTACCATCTCTAAATGTCAAAGAGATATTGGTATCTTTGTTGATGCTGTTATTCAAGATTTAAGACTTGGTGGAAATATCAATACGATTCAAGCTGCTGAAGGATACTATGTTGGTGGACAACTTTCTTATATTACTAGTGAATTAAATGAAACCATTGAAGGACTTGATTATGTGAAGAATCTTTGTATCTCAGCAATGAGAAACTTTGATTATCTAATTAGAAATTGTGCTACAACTACTGGGTCTCCAATTGTTGATATTGGTGATACTAGCGGTATTGTAATTGGAATGAAAGTAACTCAGTATGCTTATAATACTACTAATTTTACTAATGGTAGATTGAATGCTAATGCTGTTCCTGTTACGGATTTCCCTGTTATTCCTTCAAATGTTTATGTAAAAAGAATTTTAGATGCTACAAAAATTGAACTCGGTACACAAGGAAGCAAATTATCCACAGGAACAACTGTAGTTGCCAACACCACTACTGCTAGTGGTGCGTATTTGTATTTTGAACTTCCTCAAACTGCTTCTTTAACAGATAGCAATAACAATTTACAAGGTGCTTGGGCAGCACAATTTGCTACTAAAGATCCTACTATTCTCCAAGATACAAGTACTTGGACTGGAACTGAAAAAGGATATCCAGAATGTGTTGATATTGCTACCACTATTCAAGGATATTTTAGCAACGTTAATTTAATTTTAAATCAAGGATTATCTCCTTTAAATAGCACAGCAATTGATGCTTCTAATTTAATCAAGTCTAATAAACAGTTAATTGCTGAAGTTGCTGTTGATAGGATGTTAACATACTTCCCTGGATTTGTAATTCCTGGAGGTAATCAAGAGTGTATTGATGATGTTCTTAAAGTTATTGATGCTCTAACATTTAACGTTAAGTATGGATCTAATAGTAAAATTTATGAAGCTGGATTACTTTATGCTACTCAACCTGCTTTACTAGCAGGCGAAAGATCACAATCTACATACGTTTATCAGCAAGTAAGAGACATGGCTATTCAAGCCATGAGAAATGAAACCATTACAATTACTGGATCTACTTTAACTCAATATAAAGATTTAACTATTCTACAAGATCCATTAAACCCAGCATGTGCTGGTGTTGCTACTGCCATCAATAATTTGATGGCTATTCTTATTCAATCGATTGGAACAGAAGACACTCCTGGTAATTTGAATGGTATTACAAAAACTACACCTGAGTTTACTAATATCACCAGAGTAGAATCTACATTAGATACTGCTAATCTTGCCACAAGAGCTACTTTATTTACTGTTAATACTGGTGGTGGAACATCGAATCCCCATAACTTTGAAACTGGTACGCCTGTTAGACTTGTTCCTAGAGCAAAAGATGGAACTTATCCAGATAAAAGAGTTATTAGACTTCCAAGAGGATTTGATACAAATACAATCTATTATGTAATTGCTCCTGGGCGTGGAACATACCCAGAAAATTATGCTGATGACGCTATATATCCAAATATTTTTGGACCTACCGCATCAACTAAACTGATGCTTGCTAGCACAAAAGAAAATGCTGCTGCTGGTATTTACATTTATTCTTCTGAAACTGATTCTGTTGATCAAAATGTTGAAATCGAATTACAGCAATATACTCTCGATGAAACTTATAATTTACACAAATACACCTGTAATTTTACCGCTGGGCAAACTGATGTAATTAAAACAGATATTCCTCATATCTTTGATACTCCTGGAAATATTAATCAAGTTCAGAAAATTTTCTTTAGAACATTTGGTGATCCAGCAGATTCTCAATTACCACAAATCACAGTTAACGGTGTAAGTTCTCCAGTATCAACAACTGAATATTACTATGTAAGATATGTTTCTTCTAAGACATTTAGCGTACATACAACAGCTGCTGAAGCTCTTGCTGGAACACCTAGAGTAACATTTACTTCTGGATTTGGTAAAGATTTCTATGTATTTGCTGATAAAAGAGTAAGTCCAGTTAGATTTGATGTTACTGCTCAAGTTATTGAAACTTCTACTAATATAACCAGAACTGGTTTGTGGTACATAAATGTTAAAGACGAAACTACAGAACAATATAATATTTTAAAAAGATTACATGAACTAGGTGCTACAGTAAAAGACGAAAGAAGTAAGAATACTTTCTATAAGAGACTTACTGATTCTAGAACAGCTGCTGATAGAATTTATAGATTACGTTATGTAATCCCAGAATATGCTGAAGGAGTTAGAGATCCTTTAAGAGGATTTGTTATCAAAGCAAGAACTGACGAAACTAGAAAACTTCTACCACAGAAAATTATTCTTAAGAAAGTTGCTAGTGGTAGTCCAAACGTTGCTTATTTTGAAACTGAAATTCCAAACCCAACGGGAGGAACAATTACCCAGCAATTAGGATTAACTTCATCAGAATTAAATGCTAATTTTGATTACGATCCTTATAACTCAGGTCAGTCTAAAGTAATTACCAGTGATAAAACAGCAAGTAAAATTGGATTTACGATCCAATCTGCTAGAAAAGTAAATATTAGCGGCACGGATTTACTAGAACTTACAGTATTTGATCACACAATTACTAATGATGCTCTTAAAAATGATAAATTTACTACAGTTGAGATTACCGCTCCACAGGGAGGAAGCTTCAGAATAAATGCTTCTACAACAACAGATCTAAGTAGAATCAATTGGAGCGGTTATTCAAGTGGTGGTGGATGGTTACAAGGATACTTTAATGTTCAGGAAACTGGTAAACACTATTTAATTATCAAAAATATTGACGATAATAAAATTATTCCTTATAATTCTTTAATAACTACAAAATTCTCACAACCAGTATTAGATCAAAACGGAAATCCAACTTTTGATAGTAATAACAATCCAGTTTTAATTTATGCTAATCTTGCTGCTAAAGAAAACAGTGTAGGCAGTACTGATAATTCTTTAAGTAAATCTGCTAAAGCAGATTACCTTTATAGCAATAAAGATGCTAACGTATTAACTGTTACACCTGGCGATATTATCGAGGATGATGATAGCGTACAATATCGTGTTCTTTCTGTAGAAGATGCTGGAGAAATTGAAGATACATTCTATATTTTTGATATTAATGAGATTCAAAGAAGAATTCCAAATCAACAATCTGGAATTTACTATCTAACAGTAGTAAAAGGAAATATCAGTCCATATCCTACTGGTGCTGGAGTTGGGGAAAACTTTAGATATTATAAGTTCTCTCAACCAATTTCACAACTATACCCATTAAATTATAAGAATGATCCATTGTGGTTCCAAATTAAACAAGATGGATCTAGAGATACTTCTATTATAGATACTCCTCCTACTGTTTGTGCCGCCAATAATTATGTACATGGTCTAGTAACAACAAACGATTACAAGAACAGTGAAACTAAAGAATCTGTATTAGATTTAATTGAAAATCCATCTTTATCTAGATATGATTATGTAACAAATGCAATCAAGGCACAGGAAGGTAACGCTGTATCTGGATCTGAAGATAGAAAAATTCCTATCTGTGGAGATTCACCATATCCAACAGAAGGAAAACTTTATGTAGAACTTCGTAGACCATCGATTGCTCGTTCTGGTAACCACACGTTTGAATATCTTGGATTCGGTCCTGGTAACTACTCAACTGGTTTCCCACTACGCCAAGAAGTCGTTCTTTCTGATATTCAAGATTTTTATGCTCAATCGAAGAAAGAAGATGGTGGTATTGTATTCTATACTGGTCTAAACTCTAATGGTGATCTCTATATTGGTAACCGTAAAATCAACGCCATTACGGGAGAAGAAACATATCTAGAAAGAGCTGTATTAGCAGATTCTGCTGATGAAACTGGCGATATTGGTGGTCTTGTAACCACTTTTGAACTTCCTGTAGTATTTGAAAAAGATATTACAGTTGATGGTAACGCTAATTTCAATAATCCAGTTACTATTAATGTTGAAGCAAACGAACCAAACGCTCTTACTGTCGTATCTAATGTTTCTTCAATTGCTGGGGATGATATATCCTTAGATGGACAAGCATTTGATCTAAGTTCAATACCTTCAGGTGGAGATATTGTCCTACATAAAAATCAAATTTGGGCTGGTGTTTACAATTTAAATCCTAGAGGCAATACTTTACTGAGTGGTCAAGATTACAGTATTAGAACTCATGTTGACCAAACAAATGGTAATACACCTTCCAACCACACCCCAAATCAAGAACTAAGTACATTAGGTCTTGCTATACAGTTTGGAACAAGTGGACCTAAACCAGGCGATATACTTCTGAAAGGTAAAGAAATTGGATCTACTGGATCATTAGCGTGGGTATTTAGTAATTTCTATAGCGATATCACAAGCAGTGTATTTACTGTAACTGCTTTAGGAAATAACTTAGTTAGATTTAATCTTCAAGCTGGAGTCAGTACAACTGATGCTGCTGTAAATATTGTAGTCGGTTCTACTTTAAGAATTGGCGGATTAACTGGAAGATTTACTAATGTAAATGGAATTAGAACAGTAACTGACAAAACTGCTAGCACATTTACAGTAACAACTCCATTTGTTATTTCTACAAGTCCTAATGATCCTACTGTTATTACTGGATCTACAATTGAAATTTCTAGGAATTCTTGGAAAGAAGTTGGTGTTCTAGGAGCGGAAGCACTAAGAACAAATACTGACAATTATGGTGATTTTAGATTGGGGATTAATACTCTTGCTAGAGCATCCCACGGTACTGGTGGAGATCAAATTAATGGATTTGTTTCTGAGGCTGTAAAACCAAGAGCCAATCTTGATATTGTTGGTACTGCTTTTATTAGTGGTAAAACTTTAGCAACGAGTCCAAATAATTTTACTGCTAATCCAACTCTTGCTGCTAGAACATTCTTAACTCAAAATAATGCTTTCTTAGTTGGTGGTGATAGTTCAGCACCAAATAATGCTTCCACGTTACGTGTGATGACCACAAATAATGGTAGATTTGGTATTAACACAACATTTAATGGAACTGTATCAACAGATTTAGATAGAACATTTGTTGTTATTGGTAATGCTAGAATTACTCAAGATGTTAGATTACAAGCAAATCTTGAAGTAAATGGCGGATCTTTAACAACTACTTCGACATTCTTTAATCTTACTACAACACCAACTGATGTAAATGCTTTTGATGGTGCTAATAATCTTAATATTGCCAGCGTAACTACTGGTACACAAGTAGTGAATTTTGGTAATATTGCTTCTAATTCTACCTTTAACATTGGTGCCTTTAGTACTACTGGTGTATTAAACATCCATTCTTCAACAACAAGTTCTGTAATTTCCTTAGGAACTGCTAATAATACAAATACAAACAGTACTAGTGTTGTAAGAATTGGTGGTGCTTATTCTAAGAATAGTGACAGCTTGATAAATGGTAGCATATTGAAAGTTTATAACAGATATGCTCATTTTGATGGCGATGTTTCTTTTGGTAAAGGTTTAGCTACTGCTACTGGTATTGCTAGATTACAATCAAATGCTCAGCAAGTAGATTTCTTAACTATTACCACATCAAAAGTTAATCTTGCTACTGCTGCTTCTACTGTAAATATCGGTGCTCTAGGTGGCAATACAACAGTACAAAATTCATTAACTATTCTTGCTAATACCACAATGAATGGAGACACCACATTATTGGGTGGTCTTAATTCTGGTTCATTCCAGTTAAGAAGAGGTTCTTTTAGTGTTCCAACACAAACACATACTGCTGGCAACAACACAACAATTTTCAATATTGATCTCTATAAGAGACAGCCAATTAATAAAACAATTGATACTGAAGGAGCAGCTACATATGGAAATACTACATGGAAAGTATCTACTACTGATCCAGAAACTTATTTCTTACCCATAGGTGAAGTAGCAACTTCGTTAGAATATGAAGTTGGTGCTTACTTATTAATTGACAGATCAGTAGCAGTTACTGGTCAAAATACTACAGTGTCTCCAGTTGGAGAACAATATAGTGAGCTTCTTGAAATTGTTGAAATTACAAATATTAATAATATTACGTCTCCTCCATCCTTAAGAATTACAGTTAAGAGAGCAAGAAACCAATTAACTTCTTCTGGTGGAATGGTTGTTGATAACAATGCTCCTAGCGGTTACAAGTTCTTAAGACATGATCACCCAGATAATGCTATTCTTGTTAGATATAACCTATCAAAAACTGTTAGTTTCCTGACAACAACTTTGAATGCTCCTACACCAGGAACTCTACAAAATGCTACCACTGGAACGTTTAGCGGAACTGTTACTGTTGGTGATATCTTTAGACTTTCTGCTAATGCTGAAGGATACTTAGGTGAATTAACTTTTGTTAATGGTGTAACGGAAACATCAGTACAAAAATTTGTTGTCAATGATGGTGGAACCCCAGCTACAGAATTGTTTGTTGTTGAATCTACTACTGGTAACACCAGCATCTATGGTAATACTACAGTATATAAAAATCTAACGCTTTCTGGATCAACTACAGCAAATACAGATAGACTTATCATCACTGATGGTACTACAGTTAATAATTTTGTAGTTGATAGTGCTAATGGCAATACATCTATTGCTGGCAATTTGGGTGTCGGTGGAACTCTCTATGATAAGTTTGTAGTTACTGGATCGTCAGGAAATACCTTGTTAAAAGGTGGCAATCTAACTATTACTGCTTCTGACGGAACAACTAATAGATTAACTCTACAAAATTCTAGTGGTAATTTAACAATCAGCGGGACACTTACTGCTAGCGGAACTGGTGAAAATGTATTCGTTGGCGACATTAAATTAACTGGTGGTGATCTAACAGTAAGTAAACTCGTCGGCAATGTCGAAACAAATATCTTTAAAATTAATAATACTGGATCTATTGACTATGCTAATCAGACTGGATTCTTTACTCCTTCTGGTGCTAGAAAGTGGATTTACGCTAGTGGAGGCGCCGAAATAATTGAGGTACAATCAAATATAAACTATTTTGTTGCTCCTTCTGCTAATACGGTCATCAAATTGCCATTAACTCCCACAACTGGTGACATGATAAGAATTGTTGATGTCGGTGGTTTACTGACTTATAATGTTTCACTCAAATTTAGATGCCCAACAGGAACTAGAATACAAGGCGACGGAACTAATTCTGGTGGTACGCCAGATCCAGGATCTACATATAATGGTGGCGAACTAATTATCCAAACACCTAATGCTGCTCTTGGATTAATTTTCATTGGTTCTACTAATTATGATGGAACAACCACAGGTGCTCCATCAACACAACAAGGTTGGTGGTTAATGGAAATCTAATATGGCAAGTTATAACACAGTACGTACTGCTGAAGCTCAACCCATAGGATCTTTAGTTCCTTGGGGTGGGTCATTAACTAGGATTCCGAAAGGTTGGCTTTTGTGTAATGGAGCGGAATTAAATGCATATGAATTCCCGCTTCTAGCAAGAGTATTAAAAGACACATATGGTGGACTAGGTTTTGGAGGTACATTTCCAAATTATACTGGTACATTTAAATTACCAACTGTAAACCAAAAATCACTAGCAGATATTTCTGTTGCATATTTTTCAAGTAATACACTATCACAACCAACAATTAATGTAGATACTCCAACCGCTGCTAGTGTAGTGGCATCATATGTTGGAACTGAAGGAGATTTGGGACCACCACAAACAGTTTATGCCACAACTGATTTGAATTTTACTTATACCCCAGATCCAGATGGTATTATTAATACTTTTACTTTCACTGGAACTGCTCCAACTAGTACGACTACAACTTTATTTTCTAATGTCCCTGCTACTACTACATCAGGAACTGGTACAGGAGCATTTTTTAATGTAGTAAAAAATACCAACCAAACATATACTGTCATTTTAAAACAAAAAGGATCTGGTTATGTCTCTGGAAATACTTTAACAATACCATTTAATTTGATTGGTGGTAATTCAACTGCTAATAATGTCACAATTACTGTTACATCTGTTGGCAATGGATTTTTTCAGGGAACTATTAAAAATACTGATGGAAATAAATTAAAATTTACTCCAGGTTTTGATATTACACCAATCTATATTGTTCCTAGGAAGTTAGGAAGGCAACATATGCCTCAGCATCTTCACCCTGGATCATATTTAAGTATTAACAAAAATGATGTTTCTGATAATCCAGGACAAGGTGTTGGTGTTTTTGATAGTCCACAAATTGTGATTGGTGAACTTGCCCATTGTTTGTTTCCAGCTGTAGGTATTTTCTGTGCCAGAGAAGTACAAGCTTGTGGTCAAGGTGGTCGCCTTGAGGGATATAATGTTTGGGGAAGTTCACAAACAGATGGAACAATTACAGTCAGTGCTCCATTTGAACCTGGGGTTGGTAGATATGCTCTAGCATCTATCGCTGGTACATTACCTGCTAGAACTCATACAGCTTTATTTACATCTAGTGGTGCCCATGGCGTTGGTAAAGGATGGTTTACTGATGCTAAAAAATTAAGAGATGGAAATGGAAATGTCAGTTCTGCTGGTAATGCTTTGGAACAACTAAGGCTCGATGGAAAAATTCGTGAAGGAACTTATATTCCTTTTAGTGATGATAAGTCAGTAAATTTCTATATAAACTATGATGATGGTTTAGCAGCTGGATTAGGTAGTGATAATACAGTAGCACCAACAACGGTCATGTTCAATAATGCTGCTACTAGTTTTACTAAAACAGTAAGAACAAATTTTACTGTTTTAGATGTTATTCAATGTCATGATCACCAAGGGAGTCTTAATGTTACATATGATAATGGTAATCTTTTTATTCCAGATTCGATAGCTGCTAATGTTGTACCTAATGTAACTCCAGATAGTGTTCCTGGAGCATTTCAAATTATTTTTACTATACCTACAGCATCTTTAGCTATAACCAATTTAATTAGAGCATACTAAAATGGCAAAATATTATTCAGTAGAAAAGGCAAAATTTGGTGGTACAACTGGAACTATTATTCCATTTATGAGACAACTTCCATCAACAAATTTTCCAGATCAAGGAAACTGGAAAAACTATGTTCCCGCTGGATTTTTGAGATGTGATGGAACTATTTACAAAGCTGATTTGTTTCCTATATTAGCTTCTGTAATAGGAATTGGAACCAGTTGTAGATTTGCTAAAGTGACTACTGGAGCAAACGCTATATCATCAGATTCTATTCAATTACCAGATTTAGGATCAAAATTTATTAGATGCTCAAATGCTTCTGGTCAATATCTAAATCTAACAACAGCTCAAGATACTACACTATCAAAAGTTGGAGTAGAAACTGAAGTTAGTTCTCTAGTAGGAAGTTCAGCAACAATTACTTACGCTGGTACATTTAATCTTACTGGAGCCACTGATATAAACTTCAGTGGGAATCCTTTCTTTGTATCTGATAATGCTGGATATTCTCCATTAGATTTTTTAACAGAAGATAATTTTCAAGCTCATGGTCATAATGCTGATGTTGGAGTTTTTACATATCTAGGAAAATGGAAAGATAGTAATTGGACCAGCAATGGTGGATCAGGATCTAATAGTGGAAAAACTGATGGATCTAACAATTTAGAGCAAATACAAGGAGCTAGTAATGCTGTTAACAATCCTAGTCATAACCACCAAGTACTTTTTCCCACTTCCACTCAATTAAAAGCAGCCACAACATTTAAATTTAAGTATAATGATAATCAAACGATTTCTGCTGACGGATTAACTAGCACTATACAATTATCCACAGAGAATGTTAAAAAATTAGATAATGTTATTATGCCTTATGTTTTAGTAGAATATATTATTAAAATTTGATATGGGATTTAAAGCCGTACCTTATTCCACCGCAGTCTGTGGTACTAATTGTGAAGGATGTGGATCAATATCTTTAAGTGCCCCAAATAATGCTACATACTCAACAAAATTTACTTCAGTTGTTTTTGCTAGCTATGGAACTCCTAATGGATCTTGTGGATCTTTTACTTACGGTGGATGTCATGCTGGATCTTCTTTTGGGGTCGTTTCTAATGCTTTTATCGGCAAGACTTCGGGATCTGTAAATCCTGTTAATGGTACATTTGGTGACCCTTGTCTAGGAACTTATAAGAGACTTTTTATTCAGTTAACTGCTTCTGGCACACAGCAGGTATTTGTTCCAATTCCTGTAATAAATTCTTTTTCTGCTTCTCCAAATCCACAAATTAGCCCTAATGGCACACCTCAATATACAACTACTTTAACGTGGTCAACTACTAATGGCAGTGGTGGTAGTGCTACAATTACTAGTAGTGCTGGAGAAACGTGGAATGTTAGTTCTTTAGGTGGTAATTTAAATATTACAAATTTACCACAATCTTCGGTAGGTACTAATTCTCCTGCTACAAGAACATATACTTTAGTTGTAAAAAATGAACTTAATGAATCCGTATCCACTACCATAACTGTTTCTTCATATAGCGATAATGTTCCGAATGATTATACTGTTCCATCTAAAATTGACCAGGAACCTAACACTACAATCATTTGGTCATTTGGACCAATAACAGGTATTGATATGGGAACTACATCAACTGTTAGTTCGGGAGTTGAAATTTCTTTAAATGGAAATAATTGGACTAATTCTCTTTTAGTATCTTCTGGGCAATCGTTATTATTAAGAACAACCACTTTACCTTTTAACACAAGTCCTTTAGCATTAACAAATACAAAATCTTTGTATGTTGATATTGGACCACTAAGGAAGTATTTTTCTGTTATAACTAGAGCACCAAATCTAGAAGAATTATTTGATTTTGGCGATGCTATGACAGCATTTCCATTTCCTGATATTGATCAAGTAACTAATACTCCAACTCAATATATAACCAGTCCATCAACTATAGTTGTAGACAATGTTGAATTATCTAATCCATATGGAACCGAGATGCTTACCGATAACAGCGAAACTCAAGTTAGAATTAAAACAGCTGGAACTTCTACGTTTGGAAGCTGGAAATATTTAAGACAAGGATTGCTAAAAATTCCTTTCGGATCTATCACAACCAGAACATCAATTATTACAAATAGTACTCCTACACTATTTTCTACCAGATCTTCTGGAACATTGACAAGTTCTAATACTATTCCATAAATAATAAAAAAATATTGTGCTGTAATGGCTCAAGTTAATTTTGATACAACCTATAATAGTGCTGGTGCCAGCGTAAATGTAACAATACCAGTAAACGCTGTTAATATTCAATTAACAGTTCAAGGTGGTGAAGGTGGAAATGGAGGTACTGATGGTGGTCCCCCTGCGGGGAATGGGAAACCAGGGGGTGGTGCCAGAGTTGGTGTCTTTACTTTACCAGATTATACTACTAGAAATTTAAATCTTCTACCTGGCGGTGCAGGTCAAGCAAGACCTGCTCAATGTGGAGGATGTAGCTCGACAGGCGGCGCTAGTAATATTAATGCCAAGGGTGGCAATAGTGGTGTTACTGGCGGCACTGGAAGTTCTGGCGCTGGTGGTGGTGGAGGCGCTGCTAGTGTAGTTTTTGATTCCTTGTCGAATAGTTATATAATTGTTGCTGCTGGTGGAGGCGGTGGCGGTGGTGGCGGTATGGGATGTACTGCTGGATCGGGTGGGTCCGCTGGCGGCACTTTTACTGCAACAACTGGAACATTATCTATTGCTCCTGGTGGCGGTGGTGGTAATGCTGCGGCTGGTGATGGTGGATCTGGCGGCGGCGGTGGAGCTGGAACTAGTGGTGGCGGCGGAGGGCAAGGTGGTGGTGATTTTTGTAACCCTCGTTCAACTAGTGGCGGCGGCGGTGGCTCTAGTGGATATCGTAGTAATGTCACCACATTAACTTCTCAAAGTAATACTGCTGGTGCTGGTAATACAACAGGATATATTAGGTTAAAGTATACTGCTATTACACCAGAATTAAATACTTTTTTTGCCAATCCAAATCCCCAAACTAGTGGCGTTGCTGGCGTTCCTAGTAATACCATTACTCTAACTTGGGATACAACAGATGCAACAAAAGTTCAAATATTAGAAGGATCTACTGGATCTACATTTGTATTATACGATAACTTAAATCCAGACGGTAATGTTACTTTCAGTACAGGACTTCAATCTGTTGCTGGTTCCGTTTCTCCTGCTCAAAAAATTTATAGATTAAGACTTTTTGCTAATAGTTTTAGCGTGACAACAGCTCCAATAACAGTATCTGTATATAATGATAATTCACCTAGTAGTTTTAGTATACCATCTACAACCACAAGTGGAATTTCTTTAAGTAGTTTAGAATCAGGAGTTCAATATCAAGTTCAAGTTGGACCAATAACAGGAATTGATATGATAACAAAAGTAGAAAGTAGTTCTCCTGGTGTAGATTTTTCTACTAATCAATCTAATTGGAGTAATCCAATTTATATAACAAATAGTCAACCAGTTTATTTTAGATTTACGTCATTACCTTTCAATACTAGTCAATCTGGACTTACAAATCAAAAAACAATTAATTATACAGTGGGAACTACTAGTGGTAGTTTTAATGTCACAACAAGAGCACCAAATATAAATGAAAAATTTGATTTTGGCAATAGTGAAGTAAATTATCCATATCCAGATATTGACCAAGTAACTAATACTCCAACTCAATATATAGTTAGTCCAACAACTGTGACAATCGGCAATGAAGTCGGACCTTCTGGAGATGCTGAAATACCAGTTGAAGTAAAAGTAAATAATCAAAATGTTGAAGTAAGAATAAAACCACAAGGGACTTCTACATTTGGAAGCTGGCAAAATGTGAGGAGTATATAATGGCTTCTACTGTTGTTACCAATACATATACTTCTAATACTAGTATTAACATACCATCTGATGCTGGAAATGTTACTGTAGCAATTGTTGGTGCTAGAGGTGCTAGAGGAGGAAATGATGCTTCACAGCCAGGTGGTAATAGGGGAGATGGTAGAACAGGAACTTTTATTCTATCTAATTTTACTGCTAGAGATTTAACATTTAGTATTGGGGCTGCTCCAACCACAAATGGTCCATCTAATTGTGCTAATTGTAGAGGAATTTTTGGTATTGGTCTTGTAAATGGTGGATTTGGTGGACGCAGTGGGGGCAGTGGATCATCTGGTGGTGGCGGCGGCGGTGGTGGCGCCACTGGTGTCTATGACAGTGTTGCTAATAAATGGATTATAGTCGCAGGTGGTGGCGGCGGTGGCGGTGGTGCTAGTCATCCTAGGTTGCCTGGGTTTGAAGGTAATGATGGTAGTAGTTGGAATACTGGTTTGATTGATAGTCTTATTGGAGCTGGATTAAATGGTGTAACTCAGGGCGGCGATGGAGGCGGTGGAGGCGGTGGCGGCGGGGGCGCTGGTGGAGGCGCTGGTGGAAATTCTGGTAGAGACCATCCACCACCTGGGTTTAATACTGGTGGGAGGAATGCTGAAGGCGGGATGGGGGGAACTAGTAGATATGATTCGTCTTATGCTACACTTGTAAATGGATCTTCTAGTTTAAATACATCTGAGGCGAGTCCTAATGGATCTGTCGGGGTTTCGTATACATTATATACACCAGAAATAGTAAGTTTTATTGCCAATCCAAATCCTCAAAATAGCGGTAATGCTGGAGTTCCACAAGATACTACTACTTTACAATGGAATTGTAAAGATGGAAATTTGTTGGAAATATATAAATTAGATCCTCTACCAAGTCTTATTTATACTGATAGTACTAGTAGTATCTTTGAGCAAACTACTGGAACTCTCAACGTTGACACTAATCTCCAATCTGTTGCTGGTACTAATTCTCCAGCAACAATCACCTATACTTTAAAGTTTTATGCTGGAAATGTTTCGACAACACAAAATCTTACTATTTCAGTTAGAAATGACAACACACCAAATGATTTTAATTTACCGTCAACTACAACATCTGGCGTAAATATTAATAATTTAGAACCTAATACACAATACCAAATTCAATCCCCACCCATTACTGGAATTGATATGATAACATCAGTAGTAACAACTAGTGCTGGATTAGAAGTTTCTACTAATGGTTCAAATTGGTCTTCGGTGGCTTACATTAGTAATAGTCAAACTTTTTTCTTGAGATTTACTTCTCAACCATTTAATAGCGATCCTAATGGAGCAATTAATTCTAGAACATATAATTATACTGTAGGAACATTATCTAAATCATTTACAATATCTACTAGAGCACCAGACGTTAGTGAAATATTTGATTTTGGTGACAGTTCAGTAAATTATCCATATCCAGATATTGATCAAATAACTAACACACCATCTCAATATATGACTAGTCCAACAGTAGTTGTTATGGGAGATTCTGGTACACCACCAGATGCTGAAATTCCTGTAGAGATAAAAGTAAATAATCCAAATGTTCAAATTAGAATAAAACCACAAGGAAGTGCTGTATTTGGCAATTGGCAGACACCTAGGAGCACATAAGGAGATAAAATATGCCAACAAATGACTACACTAGTCCAGGAAATTATAGTTTTCAAACTCCATTTGCCACTAAAAATGTCACAGCTACTTGTATTGGCGGGGGCGGATCTGGTTATAAGGACGAGACCGCCGATGACAGGGGAGGAGGAGGCGGCGGCGGTGGATTTGCTAGATCCACTAGAACTGTTGGTGCTGGGATTACATTTTTAATTACTGTTGGAAGAGGGGGTCAGCGATTAGGAAATAATACCCGTACTGGTGGAGATGGTCAAGCTAGTATTTGCCGTGCAACTACGGGTATTCTGATTGTAGTTGCCGACGGTGGTGAAGCTGGGTTTGATGATAATGGTGGCGGACAGGCTGGAGATGGAACTACTGGTGATATTCAAACATCTGGTCAAAATGGTGAAGATGACGATGATGGTGGTAAAGGTGGTGGAGCTGGAAATCAAAATGGAAATTCTGGTAGATGTAATTCACCTAGAGCTGGTGGTCGAGGAACTGCTTTAGATGGATCTGCTGCTGGTGGATCTTGTACTGGTGACCGAGATGGTGGTACATATGGCGGAGGTGGCGGGGGAAATAATAGTGGTTTTGGTGGAGTTGGTGCAGATGGAGCTGTTAGAATACAATGGGATTATTATGCTCCTGTAATTACGTCATTTACTGGTAGTACACAAACTAGTATTAGTGGAACTCCTAGCGATACTGTTTCACTATCTTGGGCAACACAATATGCTAATAGTATTTCTATTAATAATGGTGTTGGATCTGTAATTGGAATTGGAAGCAGTGGCATCATTAATATTGATAGTAATTTACAATCTGTTGCTGGAAGCAACAGCCCAGCATCTAAAACTTATACAATGACTGCTAGTGGTCCTGGAGGAACTGTTACTGCTAATGCTACTGTTTTTGTTTTTAATGACAACACACCAAATGATTTTAATTTACCGTCAACTACAACATCTGGCGTAAATATTAATAATTTACAACCTAATACACAATACCAAATTCAATCCCCATCCATTACTGGAATTGATATGTTAACATCTGTTATTTGCCCTGCTGGACTGGAGGTATCAACTAATCAATCTAATTGGGCTTCATTTATT